TGTATTATCACCAGCCCATGCCTGACTATCAGTAAAATCTTTAATAGGGTTGAATTTTAATTCTGCCATATTATCCTCAAAAATCTGTTTATAATCCATAAATTTAGATTTTCTATTAGGGATAGAAGGATTAGGTTTAGTAAAAGGTTCTCCTATTTCATCTTTTTTCTTTTTAAAAGCTTTAGGAGTAGCATATTGAGCTCCAGTACCTGGTGTAAATGAAGCACCAGTACCTGTGGTGCTCATTTCTTTATTCAATCCTTTTATTTTTAATTTCATGCTTTTTCTATTTCATTGGAAAGTTCAAGATATTGTAGTAGCGCAACTAGGTGATCATCTTTTAACTTTCTAGATTCTAGAATAGGATCAATTAAATTTATAACTTCTTGGATTTTTATTTTTAGTGCCGGCTCCTCTATTTTATCTACGTTTTCTTTCAGCCTAGTAGATATACTCTTAAACTTAGAATTCAAAAATTCTTTAAGTTTGGGAGCATCTGTAGCACTATTTATGTATTCTTTTAAAACTTCTTTTTGATCTTTAGAAAGACCATCAAATTTAGTATTATATTTTTCTAACATTATCTTATATGTAAGCGCACGAGTACCTTTATCCAAAGACATTAATTCCTCAACTAATGGTGATAAAGACATTTTAGAATCAGGTGTAGAAGTAATATGTTCTAATATAGTAATTTTAGAAGTAATAATAGATTCGGGATTAGCAAATCCTTTATTATTAACTGATTCAAATAGTATATAAGTTGATGCTAATAATTTATAATTTTTAATTTTAGCCTGAAAAAAATCATTTAAATCAAAACTATTTTTAATTTCTTTAATTAAATTATATTTTTCTTTAGCAAGTTTATCTCTATCTAATTTTTTAGATAAATCCAAAACAGTAGAAAGAACAGAATCCGCTTTACTTTCAGATAAAGCTATTGAATTATTAACCGTTTGATATAATTTATTTTCGTCCGCTAATGAAGTTTTAGTAAAATATTTTTTTACTAATGAAGCGGCTTTGGAATTACCACTAGAAAGTGTATCAGCAGTAATTTTTCTTACTAGTAGTTCAAACAGAATACCAGTATTCTTGTATTTATTATGTTTTATCTTCATAAGTAGTGCGCTACTAATTATAAATATTAAACTTATTTAACTTCCTCACGAATTTGGTCTTCATCCAATAGTTTTTCACCTTCAAAAAGTGATACTTTTTGTTTAGGAAACATATTTTTTAGACTTTTTTCGTTTTTAGCGTATATAGCTTTGGTATTTATATTTTCTAAAGCTAGAGGTGAACCACTTTTGTAATTTGGCATACCAGGTCTATCTTCACTCCCTAAATTTGATTTCATTCTTGCTTGGCCTATAGTATCTTTACCTAAATTACCATCTTGTGTTCCATAATCGGAAGCTTTTTCCTTAGGACGACCTAAACCATCTAGAGCCTGTGAAGGAAATTCGGGATCATCTACACTATATCCTTTAGGTACTCCCTTACTTCCTGGGTATCTTCCTGCTCCATATAAGGATGCTAGGGCATGTGGTGTACCGTACGCTTCGCCGGATTCTGCTGGGTCATTCCCTTCAGCCGATATTTGTTCTCTACGGAATTGTCGTTTTTGGTCTTCGATTATTAAATCTCTATATTCTTGATATTGATCTTCACTAAAGTGGAATATATTATCATAAATCCAATCACTAGGTACTAATTTAGTTTCCATCATTTGTTGAGCTAGATCAACTTTTTCTTTTAGTAGTGCTATTCTTTCCTGATCATAAATTATAGAAGGAGTAGTTAATGAAAGTTCAAAATTAGTTAATGCTGCTCCATCATATCCTTGTGCATATAAATGAACTAGTGCTATTTTAGTTAATTCAGAAACTAATATTCTTTGGATACGTTCTACTGTTCTAGCAAATCTAATATCTTCCGCGGCTAATGTAGCTTTACCTTCAATATCACCCTCATAACCTAAATAAGCTTTTGGAACCTTAAGTGCTGCAAATAATTTATCTCTTAAATAAGTTACATCTTCTATAGCAGCATAATCTAATCCTTTTGTAGTTTCTATTCTAGTAGTTGCATCTCCACCTCTTACAGGAATATAAAAATCCTCTAAGATATTTTGCATATTAAACTTTAAATTGTATTCACCAGAATTAGGATCAATATAAGGTGTTTTTTTCATTTTATTGATCATTCTTTGCATATAAGTTTCTACCTCATTTGGTGGTATATTACCTACATTTACAAAGAAAGTACGTTTTTCTGGGGCTCTTACAATTCTATGAATTAACATTGCATCCTCCATTAGTGTAGTTTGTTTCCAAACTTTTCTACCTGGTTCAAGATATGATCTACCATAAGGAAGATAATTAAAATCTGATAGTAATCTAAAATGAGCCATTTCGTAATTATCAAAAATTACTTCATCACCAGTATTAACACCCATTCCAGGAGAAACTTGTTGAAAACCTAATGGATTTTCGGATACTGAATAACTAGGATCATATTTAAATTTTACATCAGATGGATTTTTGGGATCACCTCCTTCTACTCTTAGTATAGTGTAAGAAGAAAAAGGTACTACATTATATATACCAAATTTTTCGGATATTTCTAATTTTAAATAAAAATCACCATATTTTAGCATATTACGAGTCCAAGACCATAAATTAAATTCTATATTTAATACATCATAGAATAAATTATATAATATTTTTTGTACAGTTTCATCAGCAGATCTAATTTGTAATACCTCACCCATATCATTTCTTAGAGTAGATTCATCTGATACTATATCTAACGCAGAAGCAACAATAGAATCTGTATCCATTGCCTCGTAATCCGTGTATAGTTGAATTCTAGTGGATGGGAAATTGGTTTGCTGCATTGTATTATAATTCAGCCCACCTGTTGTACTATACAATTTATTAAATCTATCGTATAGTGAATTTGTTTGTAATTGTCCTAAAGATTGTATTTGGTTAGAATCAATTACTTTTAATTGGTTCCCCCCTACGTTTCTAATGACTACATCTGTAGAAAATAATCTTCTTAATCTACCAAATAATGAAGTATCTGCCATTTTTTAATTTATGTATATAAATATTAATTAATCCAGTAACCAGGATATATCTTCCTTGCCACCATATGGATTTTCCATTTCATATGGATTTTTAACTTGTCCACCTCCACTATATATAGTTGGAGCTTGATGATTAGTGGAGTGTATACCACCTAAAGCAGCACGTGCCATATCTAGACCTTGTTGTCTAAAATGTAATGCTGTATCTCTTAAAAACATAGATATACCAAATGCCATAGTTAAATCATCGTTATATCCTGATAATGCTTGTGCTTTACCATTTTTCCAAATAAATGTTCTTAATTCCTCTAACAATCGTTTAGAACGAATAGTTACAGATTTTTCGTGAAGATACGAAACTAATTTTGAGACTACAAGTGGTCTCGTCTTTAAGGATGTAGTAAATCCAGGAATCATACCTTGTCCATTTTCATATCTATTAAGATATTGGTCTGCATTAGTCATGGAGACATCCATTTTAGGAGAGTAATATAAATTACGATATCCTCTATCTATTAATTGTTGTATTACTGCCCATCCTATATTAGCGTTTTCTACTACTAATAATGCATCATTATATTCAGTTGCTACCGCAAATAATAAATTTCCATAATCCTTTGTTTGTACTTGTGCCTTAAATTCCGCTACTTGTGTGGCTTCTTCTATGTCAAATACATGAAAAGCGGAAAAATCATTTCCATCACCCCTAGCAACATCAGCTACTACCATATAATCTCTTGAATAATCTGGTATTTGCCATACCCAAAAATTACCATCTACACCTCTACGCTCTGCGGGATCCTGTATGTATGTTTTTTCATAAAAATTTAATATATCTGGTTCTACCACAGTATCACCTGAAGTACTAAAATCACAATCACATTCTTGTGCTGCCATTCTAGGACCTAGTATTATGTCTTGTTCCTCTCTCCAATCCTGATTTCTTTCAGGGTGTACTGTCCAGGGTAATCTTATAGGTAAAAATGGATTTTCTCTAGCTTCAGCTTTAGTCCATGTTGAATGAAACCAATTACCAGTACCATAAGGTGTAGATAATGCTATACACCCACCACCAGTAGCTAGGGTTTGTTGTGCTGAGGAGAATATTTCTTCAATACCATCAATAAAAGCCGCCTCATCTATTAGTAATAAAGAAACTGCTTCTGATCTACCTGCGTCTGAACTAGCTGCTACTGCTTTAATTTGAGATCCATTTGCTAATCGTAATGATAGTTTATTATGTTCTACTGTTTTTATTTGTAACCATTGTGGTAATTGATCATAAGCAAATCTTACTTTAGTAACCATATTTTTAGCAGTCTCTTGTTTTGTAGCTATACAAAGTACATTTTTATCTTTATGAAATAACATCATCCATAAAGAATAAGCTGAACATAAAGTTGAAATGCCTAACTGACGGGATTTATTGATTATAACATAATCTTCCCTATGCATATGATTTAAAACTTTTTCTTGGAAAGGATATAAATTAAATTTTATTCTACCCCTTTTAGGGTGTTGAATAGTATA